CACATTTAAACAAATAGATTTAAGCAATAGTGACTATTACACAGATGGCACACCAAGAGTTGTAACACCATCAGTTACTCCTAACGGACTACTTGATACAATAATAAATGCAGGTTCAAATGTTGTTAATACGTTAGGTGTTGGTGGCACAATCTTAGCTGCCGGTGCAGTTGTTCCAGAGATTGTAAAAGCAGTTACTCCTGAGCCAAAAACAGACAATACTGTATATACAGCACCATTAATAAACAATGTAATGATGCCAACGAATAAAGTACCAAGTTTTACACAGAACTATAACAACTTGTTTAACCGTCAAGGCGTAGGCGCAGGTCAATACTTAGGTTACGATTACTTAAACAACATAAACGTGCCACCAGAATTAATGGGTTTACTAGGTACATCTGCACAAGCTAGACCAACATCGCTTACAATGCCTACACCAACATCAATAACACCGGCATAACATGAACAGAACACAAGAAGCACAGTTGTTACTTGGAAACGAGTTTTTTAAGACAGTATTTCAAGAACTAGAGGACTTGCAGCTATCACGGTTTGCAAACTCAAATGAAGAAGATATAAGTGGTCGTGAATTAGCGTATGTAAAGCTAGCCACATTGAAAGAGATTAAATCGCATATAGAATCAATCGCAGCATCAAGCGAAATTCGTGATAAGCGATGGAAGATTTGGTAACTTTTTACCAAACGCAGTCAGGGCGTATCTGAATATAGGAAGTAAACAATGGAAAATACCATGACCCCAGCTACTGGGAATGGCACGGTGCAAGAAGCAGCAAGCCAATTTTTTGACATGATGGAAGAAGCGGAAAACCCAGAAGGGCAAAATGAAGCTGAACAAGAATCAGACGAAATTGAGGAAGGCGAATCAGACGAGGAAGAACTAGAAGCCTCTGAAGAACTTGATAGTGAAGACGAAGATGAGGAACAGGAATCAGAACCTACTTACCGTATTAAGATGGCTGGTGAGGAACGTGAGATAACCCAACGTGAACTTATTAAGTTAGCACAGCAAGGCGCAGATTACACCAAGAAGTCACAGCAAGTAAGCGAACAACGCAAAGCGTTAGAAACTGAAGCTGCGGCTATACAAGAGGCTAAACAGCTACGCAACGAATACGCACAACGATTACAAGCAATGCAGCAAATGCTACAGGCTCAACAACCGGAAGATGATTTAGATTATCTACAGGAAAATGACCCGATTGGCTACGCTGTTAAAGTTGCTGATATGACTAGGCGTGAAAAGCAAATGAACGCAATTGAGTACGAACGTCAACGCATTGCCCAACAGCAACAAGCGGAAATGTCCGAACATCAACGCAGACAAGTTGCTGCGGAAGCAGAAAAGGTCACAGAGTTAATTCCTGATTACTCAGACGCAAAGAAAGGTGCTACATTGCGGCAAGAGTTACGTGCCTATGCTAAAAGCATTGGGTACACAGACGCAGAGATTGGTGCAGTTTATGATGCACGAACTGTTAAGGCTCTGTACGATGCAATGCAATACCAAAAGTTAGTTGAGTCTAAACCAGGCGTATCTAAGAAAGTGCAATCTGCACCTAAGATGATTAAGTCAGGAACATCAACTAATAAAACAAGTACAACAGAATCGCAGAAGCGCCAATTCAACAAGTTGAAATCAACTGGTAGAGTTAAAGATGCTGCTGCATTATTTGAGAAATTTTTATAAAGGAATAAGAAATGCCAACCTATCAAACCTATACGGCCATTGGCCAACGTGAAGACTTAATGGATGTTATCTATAACATCGCCCCAACAGAAACACCATTCATGTCATCTATCGGTAAAACATCTGCTACTGCTCGTTTACACGAATGGCAAACAGATACACTAGCTGCTGCTGTAACAACTAACGCTGCGATTGAGGGTGCTGCTGCTACTTCAGCAACTATCACTCCATCCGTACGTTTAGGCAACCGCGCACAGATTTCACAAAAAACCATTGCTATCTCTGGTACTTTGGAAACTGTAAACAAAGCAGGCCGTCGTTCAGAGAAAGCCTATCAATTGGCTAAAGCCTCTAGCGAACTAAAACGTGACATGGAAGCAACATTGTTGTCAAACAACGTAGCTGCTGATGGTAACGGTTCATCTACTGCTCGTACATTGGGCGGTTTACAAGCATGGTTAAGTTCTAATTACTCTGGCGGTACTGATGGTGTTGCTGGTTCATTAGGTACTACTGCTCGTGTAACAGGTACTGACCGTGCATTTACAGCAACACTATTGAACACAGTAATGCAATCTGCATTTACTAACGGTGGTTCACCAACAATGTTGTTCGTAACTCCAGCACAAAAAGTTGTTGCATCAACATTTACTGGTATCGCTACTCGTTACCGTGATGTTCCTGCTAACCAACAAGCACAAATCGTAAACGCTGCGGATGTATACGTGTCTGACTTTGGTATTATCCAAATCGTACCAGACCGTTTCATTCCTAACAGCGATAACGATGATTGCGCTTTCTTGATTGATACAGAGATGGCTTCAGTTGCTTACCTACGCCCATTCCAAACTAACGAATTGGCAATCACAGGTGATGCAACCAATACACAACTTTTAGTTGAGTATACATTGCAAGTAAACAACCAAGCAGCACACGGTATCATTGCTGACTTAACCTAGTAGAAAATAAACTCCCTGTGTTGACTCATGGGGAGTTTTATTGGAAATATAAATGGCAAACATACTATACGAAAATGGTAAGAAAACAGAATTTCTTGATAATGGCTCAGATGTCATTGTCAAACAAACGCAAGACATTACTGGAATCATTGAGTTTAATAAGGCTCAGTACAATGAAACAGATTCTAGGGCAAGGTGGAGTGATGATGCAGTAGGTAACAAGGTTGCATCTATACCGCTAACAGTATTTCAAGACCTTGAGAAAAAAGGCATCACTCGTGGATTTACGATTATAGACCACAAGCGATTTAAAGAATTTTTAAATAATCCTGATAACCAAGTATTTAGAACCAGACCAGGAAGAATATAAATGGCATTTACAACATACGCAGAGTTACAATCTACGGTTGCAGACTATCTTGCACGTAGCGACTTAACAAGCCAAATACAGGACTTCATTTCACTAGCTGAAACAAGGTTAAACCGTGACTTGCGTATTCGTCAAATGCTGACATACACAACAATCACAATGACGGCTGATTCACCAAACGTAACCATCCCTGCTGACTTCTTGTCTATACGGGATATTCATATTATTGGTTCGCCAGTTTACACATTAAAGTATGAGTCACCATCTAACTTGTTTAGGAACACAGACTCATACATTACTGCATTACCTAAGTTCTACACGACAGTAGGCGCACAGTTTGTATTCTCACCAATACCTGATACAGCTTATGTATTGCAAATACTTTACTATGCTAAACCACCAGCATTGAGTAATGCAGTTACATCTAACGTATGGCTAGTAAACTGCCCAGACGCATTACTATACGCAGCACTAGCTGAAGCAGAACCCTACTTAATGAACGATGCACGTGTAGCTACATGGGCTGCATTGTATGACAGGGCTATTGCAGCAGTAACAGCAAGCGATGACAGTTCTGAGAACGCAGGTTCACCATTAGCAATAACAATAGCTGCGAGGTAGTATGCAAAGAATAAACTTAGGCGAGTGGACACCAGACCAACCAGGTATCTCTGGTAGTTTGACAACTGCAACTAATGTAGTACCACAACAAGTGGGCTATGGCCCATTCCCATCAGCAGCAGTTTATTCTTCTGCCGCATCACAACCTCTATTGAGTTCATTTGCTGGCGTTTACGGTAATACATTGGTGTTATTTGCTGGCGGTGCTACTAAGCTATTTAAGTTTAATGACTTAACTACTGCTATGGCTGACGTATCTAAAGCAGGCAGTTACACATCAACTGATGGCTGGGAATTTGCTCAATTTGGTGACATTGTTATTGCAGCCAATAATGAAAACGTATTACAAGCATGGAACTTAACATCATCTACTTTATTTGCTGACTTATCTGCAAGCGCACCTATAGCTAAGTTCGTTACGGTTGTTCGTGACTTTGTTGTATGTGCTAACATTGGTTCTGGTACAAATCCAAGCAAAGTGCAATGGTCTGATTTAAACGATGAAACAGACTGGGTATCAGGCCCTACAAGCCAATCAGATTACCAAGAGATGTCAGACGGTGGCAACATTACTGGCTTAACTGGTGGTGAATTTGGTCTAGTGTTAATGGAACGTGCCATTGCACGTATGACTTACTCAGGTTCACCATACTTCTTCCAGTTTGACATTATTTCCCGTGGTTTAGGTTGTATTGAACCTGGGTCTGTAGCACAATATGGCAGTACAACATTCTTCTTATCTGATAATGGCTTTTACTCATGTAATGGTCAAGCATTAGAACCAATTGGTGCTGAAAAAGTAGACCGATTCTTCTTAGATGACGCAGACCAAGCAGCTTTATCTCAAATGAGTGCAACTATTGACCCATTACGCAAACTAGTAATATGGGAATACCGTGATAACAATCAAAATAGTTCATTATTGATATACAATTGGCAAGTAAAACGCTGGTCTTACGCTATTACTGACGCAGATTACCTATCAACAGCGACAACACCTGCATTGACGCTAGACGCATTAGACGTATTTGGTACAGTAGATACAATTACTACCTCATTTGACTCACGCGTTTGGGTTGGTGGTAAAGCTACATTGGCTGGTATACGTGGTAATAGTATAATTACCTTTACTGGTGGCAATACTGGCGCTGAAATTGCTACAGGTGATATTGAGTTATCACAAAACTCTATGGTTGGCGTAATTAAACCAATAGTAGACCAAGGTTCATGCGATGCACAGATAGCCTCACGTAGAGGTCTTAACGATGACATTAATTACAGCGCAACAAGCGTACAAAATGCTGATGGTCGTTGCCCAGTTCGTTCTGCCGGCAGATTTCATCGTATTAAGCTATTACCTACAGGCGATTGGACAGCAGCAGTAGGCATGGACATTGAAGCAGCAACACAGGGCAATAGATAATGGTTCAATTCATCACATTACCACAGGGCGGTGCAGACCAACGGCAAGTTGCCGAGGTTGTCCGTGGTATAATGGATGGCAAGACCAATAATACAGGCACGATTACATTAGCCACAGGCAATGCAACGTCTACAACGCTATACAACGAACGTATTGGCTACGAATCTGTCATTCTGTTGACACCTGATTCATCAGCATCGCAAAATGACTCAGCACCTTACGGATGCTTTACGAATAACACAGACCAAACAGCACCAAGTGTAGGTGCTACTGCCGTAGTTATTTATGACACAACAGAAGAATCAAATGGCGTATATCGTGACACAGTAAACACATCACGTATTTACGTTAGAAACGCTGGTATGTATAACGTGCAATTTTCTTTGCAATTGGTCAACAAAGACAATGCCGTGCAGTATGCTGATATTTGGTTTAGAGTAAATGGCGTAGATGTACCAAGAAGTGCAAGCCGCTTTGATATACCAATAAGAAAAAACGCTACAGAGTGGGGACACGTTGTTGGTACTGTAAATACATTTCTTGACATGGCTGCTGGTGACTACGTTGAAATTGCAGGCACAACATCTAGCACATTAGTCGGATTAGAACATTATCCTGCTGACACAGGTATACCAAGACCAGCTATCCCTGCCGTAATTTTAACTTTGCAGTATATTTCTGTTGATTCTATTTCAAACGTGTACATAAGTAGTCAGACTAGAGGTAGTGCTGTCATATCACATTATGCAAATAGCACGGCAGATAAAACTTATAAATACGTTATAGTCGGATAATGGAAGCTAAATTTATACCGCCAAACGAGTTAAGAGAATGGTGGGCATTTGCAAAGGAAGGTCTACAGGCTGTTTTAAATAAATCGCCTGAGGATTACATCCAAGAAGAAGTTTTTGTGGCTCTATGGCTTCAGAAATCAATGCTATGGGTGTTCCTAGATGGTGAAAAGCCTGCAGGTTTTACTGTACTAACACCAGAAGGTGATAATTTGTTTGTTTGGGCAGTATGGGGCAAAGAACCGCAAAGTTATGAAGTAGTAGCGGAGTGCTTTGATATTATTAAAGGTATAGCCAAGCAGGGAAACGCAAAGAGTATTACATTTGGTTCTCATCGTCTTGGATGGGATAAACTAGCAAGAAAATTAGGATTTACACCTAGACAATGGGAATTAAGATTAGAGGATTAAGATTATGAGTTCAAAACCACAAAACGTCACACAAGTACAGTCAATTGACCCAATGCTACAGCCTTTTGTCAAGCAAGGGCTAAATAATGCTACGAGTTTATATAATCAGCAGACAGCAGTTGATGCACAAGGCAACTTAATTAATCCAGCGTATTATCCTGGTCAAACTTATGTAGGCGCATCAGACCCAACACAAGCTGCTTTGTTAGCGCAACGTAATCGTGCTATGCAAGGTAATATGCTTAATCCTACAGCACAACAACAACAATTAAATACAATTAGCGGTGATTACCTAGCTGGCAACCCATTCTTTGGCGGTGCATTTAAAGGTGCAGCAGAACAGGCTACAAACGCGTATAATCAATCTGTAAATTCAGCATTGTCTAACGCATCACAAGCAGGTCGTTATGGTTCTGGCGCAATGAACACAGCATTAGGTGGCGCAGGTCAAACACTTGCGAACTCACTAGCTAACACAGCCGGCAATCTAGCGTATCAAAACTATGGCGCAGAACGCAGTATGCAACAACAAGCAGCACAAAATGCACCATCACTAGCACAACAAGATTACTATGACATTAACCAACTAGCACAAGCTGGTCAAGGTTACGAAGGTTACTCACAACTAGCATTACAAGATGCGTTAAATCGCTGGAACGCAACACAAAATGCACCGCAAAACGCATTAGATACATACATGGGTTACGTTACTGGCTCACCACGAGGTTCACAAACTACTTCACAAGTATATAGAAATCCTTTATCAGGCGTTGCTGGCGGTGCTGGTATTGGTGGTTCATTAGGCGGTGGTACAGGTGCTTTAATTGGTGCTGGTTTAGGCGGTCTTGCTGGTCTTTTAGGTTAGGAGTTAAGTATGGCAATTTCAGATTTCTTTAGCGGTGGTCAGACTCCAGATTATCTATCAGGCTTGCTTGATGATGAACAATTACGCAGACTTAAAGCTAACGCACAACAAAATGCTTTAATGCAATTTGGTCTATCTGCTTTGGCGCAAGGCGGTTATTCACAAACTCCAGTAGGCATTGGCGAGATACTAGGTAAAGCTGGTATGGCTGGTATGCAAGGTTATCAACAAGGCATACAAAGTGGCATAGAAGGCATAGGCACACGTGCTAAGTTAGAAGAAATGCAACGTAAAAAGAAAGAAGACGCACAGCGTAAAGCATATATGCAGCAATTTGTATCTACATTGCCTGAAGACCAACGTGCCGCAGTTGATGCTATGCCTGAATTAGGTATGAAATTAGCTGAAAAAAAATTAATTCCTCCAGACAAAAAATATCAACAAGTTGGGAATCAATTAATTGATGTTACTGGAACACCGACTGTTGCGTTTACTGGTGAGAAAGAAGTAAAAGCATTACCAACATATAAAGTTCAACAGGGTAGAACAGAGTATACAATGCAAGTACAGCCAGATGGTAGTGAAAAAGTTATTGGTAAAGGGTCAATGGATGCGCCACAAAAAACTTCTGAACCTTCATATTCAATACAAACAGATATAAACGGTAAGGCAATTTATGTACCTAATAAGCCTGGTATGCCATCAATTGATGCAGCAACAGGAAAGCCAACTGTTTATGAACCAGCATCTACGCCAGCGCAAGAAAAAATAAAAGATAAAGCAACTAAAGCTGCAACAATACCAACATTATTAAATGAAGCTAAAAAATTAATCCCTCAAGCTACTGGCAGTAAATTAGGTAATCTTGCAGATGAAGCAGCGGCAACA